ACCAAATAAGAATCGTTCTTGTTCTGGTTTTTTGTTTACAAGATCATAGTAGTGTTTTAGTCTATAACAACGAGTTCTGTTATCACAAGGTTTGTATTTGTTAATAGCTTCAATGGTCATTGGACCTAATCCACCATCAACCTTTAAATCACCACCTTTTGAATTAACAGCTCTCTGTAATACTTTTACTGCTGTACCTCTTCCTTGATTGATACACATATCAAAATATATGTGTTTTAATTTATCGGGCATTTGAGGTACTTTATTTTTTACCCAATAATCATCATAGTAAATTTGTTTCGCTTCTTCTTCTGTAAGATTTTTTATATCAACATCAGGATAGAATCTCTTGGTGATGCCGTATTTGGTCTCACCACCAAGATCGTTCGGGTCATTCACATAACCACCTTCATGATTTATAACTATATCGATTATATCATCAAACTTTGTTAACATTAGAATTGTAATATAGCGTAATCGTATCTCAATGTTAATGTTATTTCAGTAGGATCATTTGAATCAAAAGCTAAATCTCCAAAATTAGCACTTTCGATATAAGCACCTTTCAATGTCCACTCTTCAACTTTATCACCAACAGGTCCTAATACATTAAAGGTAACATCTTTTTTGTAAAAATCTGAATAACCATCTCTACCAGTAACAGATTCATGTCCTAATCTAACCCATTCCATAACAGCTTGAGCTCCACTTGGAACGATTGGATCGTATAATGTTATTTCTAAAGATTGCCATTGTCCTTTACCTTTAACATAACGAACAACATTCATGTGATGTAATTCAACAGTTTCAAAATCTATTTGTGGTCTATTTGCAGCTCTAATTAAGTAAGCTGGAATACCATCAATTTCCATTATAAACCGATTCTTTAGTTTCGGTTCAAATGGTGTAAACATTATATCATTAGCATCAATCAATTCTGCCATTTAATTTCTCCCAAATTTTGGTTACATAATTTCATATATAAATATCTACAAACACAAAAAACCATCAAATAAATGATGGTTTTCTGTTTTGTTTGTTATTTACTTATCGTTTTATTCAGGAAATGCAGCACCTGTAGGTTGTACAATGAAATCCAACACTATGAACTCTGCGGTTCTTGTAGGTTGTAAGAATAATTGTCCAACTAATTGATTTCTATCAATAACATCAGGTGTGTTATTTGATTCATCCATTACTACTCTGAAAGCAGTTAAACCACTTTGTGATTGAACATTCTCTAAGAATGGATTAACGATATTTAAGAATCTACTTCTTAAAGCTGAATTGTTTTGTTCAAATAATAAGAATCTTGAACTTGAAGCGATAAACTTCTTAACTCTAATAAGTAATCTTCTTACATTGATTCTATCTAAAGCTGATGCTTTTTTCTGTAATGTTTTTTGTCCAAACACCGTTACCCCTTGTCCAGGGAATGTAGCGATTGGATTAACATTTGAATCATATAAATCATCACGATTACCTTGAGTTAATTTTCTTTCAGCTTGAATAGCAATATCAATTCCACCACGATTTAATCCAGCTGGTGCGAACCAGGGGTGAGCCACTTTATCATTGAAAGCGTATATCCCACCAATAGCAACAGATGGTGGCACCCATCTTTGTGTTCCAGCGACTTGTGAATCTGGTACTTTAATCCACGGCCAATACATAGCTGCGAAATTAGAATCTCTTGATTCCGCTTCAGTTGTTGCTACAGCTAATGTACTATCATATGGTACAGGATCAATTACAGCAAATGCATCACCTCTTGATTCACAAACATCAATTATCTTACTAGCTATAGTGGTATGTACACTACCAATTATTCCTGGAGCCAATATTAAATTAATATCATACTCATCTTGGTTTGCTAATAAATCAAGAGCGTCTGTATATCCATCTAATCCTCTAGCAGTTGTTTGAGGATCAAATCCTTGAGAATTTGTACTATCAATAGTTTCATAAAAATTAGCAGGTTTAGCAGATGAGTGTCCAGCAGTTTGATTACCCAAAGCATCAAACCCACTATGTCCATCTGCTCCTCCACCAAATCCACCATTTTCTGAACCACTACCAGCAGCTGGTAGTGAAGCAGAAGCAGCATCAACTCTAAGATTTCCATTTTCATCCAAATAATCAATTGTATTATTTATACTTTCAACAGTTACGAATTTAGATTTTTGTGGAAATGAACCACTTAATTGTAGATATTTAGTTCCATTATCACTTCTAACAGTAAACCTTTGATCACCTATCACTTTACCGATATAATTGGTTGAATTAGGATCTAATGTTAAATTATTGAATGTTTCAAGCGTTTGTTTTCTTTTAATATTATCATTACCTGCTCTAATTGCTAAATTAAAAGTACCTTTTTTATCATTTTTTGAAAGAATTTCATATCTGATATTGTGTTTTGAACCACTAACTAAAACATTATTTGTAGTAGAAGTCGTATCAGCGTTATTCATAATCGTACCATCAGCTAATGTTTTTAATACAAATGCTGTTGCTTGAGTTCCAGTCGTTTGAGTTCCACCACCCATAATAAATCCATCACTATCAGCACCAGCTGCTGGAGCAGTTCCGAATGTACCTGGAGTGGATACAGATGCTGTTACAAATGTGACACCATTTTGTGTTATACCTGCAGAAGATGCTGTAAGTGCGAGTTGTCCATTTGATTGTGAAACAGCTGTTAGATTCAATTGAGAAGTAGCATTAATTTCGGTAACTAAGTTTGTAACGTGTGTGCCTAATGTTGAACTTCCTACAAAGAATCTAATTGAATTATCTAATGCATCTCCTGCACCATCAGCGCTAGCTATAAATGTAAATGTATCACTTCCTTGTGTTATTTTATAACGATCTCCAGTTGCTGCAGCAGTTACGATAGCCATCGAACCAGTAGCGGTGTTGACAGCAGTTGTTGCATTTCCTGTATCTAAAATACTAGCAGTGGCTGGTGAAAATGTACCATCCATAATACGAACAACAGTTAAAGTATCTGAATTTTTTAAATATTGTTCAGCAGCATGTGAGGTTAAAAATTGAAATGAATTTGAACCACTTTTGAAAACATCTCCGAATTTAGCTTGAAATTCAGAAAATGAAGTCACCACAGTTGGTATTCCAGCAGGTCCTTTAAGTGTAGGTCCTACTAGAGCTGCTCCTATGTCAGCAACTGCGGAGGGTAAAAATGACTGGTCTATCTCATTGGTAAACACACCTGGAGATATAATTTTTTCTGCCATTTGGTTTCTCCTATTTAATTTATTTTAATCGATTAAAATCATATCTGTACAGATATATAATTTCATATATAAATATGTATCAAAAACTTCAAACCACTAATATTTATTTATTTAGGGGTAAAAATTCCACTTTCTGGATCTAAAGTTCCATCACCATATTTCTTTGTAACACCATCAACAAAATCTTTTTCTTCTTTTTGAGTTTTTTTAAAGTTTTCTAAAAGTTCTTCTTCCATTTTATCAATAGCTTCAGCTTGTTGTTCTAACTTTAATTTACTCAAACTAACTTGTCCAAGTTTTTGTTGAATTTCTAAATATGTTTCTTGAATTTTGGAAATTGTTTCCATTTCCTCTTTGGTGAATTTTGTATCTTCAGTCATTATAACCTCCTATTGTTTATTAACCTATTTGTTCATCTGTAGCATCACCCTCAAAACCGAATATAACTTCGGTTGGTTTCAGCCTTTTTTGTATTTGTGAAATTTTATTTGTAACCACAGAATTTGTGTATTCTGGTAGTAGATAAGCACTTGTGTTAACTGAAAATGTAGATTTTATTAATCTTTCTGTACCAGCACTTATTTCCGAAGCATCTGATATTGAATCTACAGTACATAAGAACTTATATTCTTCACTATCTCCCCAATAAGTATTACTAAACTCAACAAATTCTTCAACTATTGTGTTCATTTGTTCAATAAATGCTGTTAATAATACAAACTCATATGTGATGTTTACAAAGTTTGGCATTGATGTAACGACATTTATATGAGCTGGAGCTCTTCCAGTCTGTACAGAAAATCTATCATATCTGTTTTCTTTACTCCATTGGGTTTGTCTTGTAAAATCTGAATATTTTCTTTTCACATCATGTTCAAACCCTTGTGATAATGTTTCATTTTTATCAACTGATGTTCTTTTTAAAACTACAACAGGTAAGATTAATGAATTATTTTTATCTCTTAACACTCCACGCTTTCTAACATTAACCCATCTTTCTTCATTACCATAAAGTATTGGAACTTTTATTTGTTCATTAGCTTCCCTAACGGTTGGTTTGATAACATTTTTAACATGTGTGATTACAGATGTATCTACATCTTTTAAAGTGATGGAATAATTTTTATCAAAGTTTAATCCTGGAGTGTAGGACTCAGAAGCATTACCTCTACCGCTATCACCTCGTTGGGATATGTGATTAGCCCTATTTACCGTAGATTTATTAACAACTTGTTTATTTGTTATTCTATCAACTGCCAATTATACTCTCCTACTTAACTTTTACCTTCATAATTTTTTTTGCTATTTTACTTATAGCATATCCCATACTAGCTCTTAATTCAACTTTAAGTTTTCTTTCATCAATAACAAATTCATAATTATTAAATGTTCCAGTTTTAGGTTTTAAATCCTTTAATTGTAATATTCTATATT